TTAAGAAAATCAAGTTCGCCGTTAAACTTTGCAGTAATAGCAACACCTGAACCTGGTGCAGTGGTAAATGTTATTGTAGTTCCAGATATAGTATATGCAGTTGTAATTGTTCCGTTTAGATATACTCCAATTACGTTATGGTTACTAAAATCAACTGGAAGAACAAATGATGTTGTAGAAGCGTTGCCTGTTCCTACTGCAATTGTATCATTGCCAATAAACAATCTACGCTGATCTTTTGCATAACCCAATTCACCTGCATCTAACAAAGGCAAATCTGCGAAATTGCCCTGTTTTACTTTCATTTTACTAATACGTGTGGTTGCCATTTTCTATTCCCTCGATAACATATTTAGTTGAGTTTATAAAACTCGGCAACTCGAGTGGCCCATTTTTCTTCCCAAAATTTAAACTCATCCGGTTCTACTTCAAACAGTTGCCATTCACATTCTCTGCTACACATAAAAATTGCAGCATGTTCTATATTTGTTTTGTATAGTTCGTTGTGTGCCATGCCGTATGCTGCGGCTTGCATAAAATAATCTTCAATCCAATCACGCTTTTTTGGTTTGTTAGTTTGTTTAAAATCCATTATAGCAGGTTTACCTTTCCACATACCAACAAGGTCAGTGGTTCCTGCATATAGTCCAGGATAGCAAAGATTAACTTCACTGCCCCAAACTTCTGAAATATGTGGTTGTATATTTTTAATAACAGTATCCGCCATAAGCCTAGACTGAACTGTTGCTTCACCTGCATAAGTTTCGTTCTTGACCCAATGCTCTAATATGGCGTGCATATAGGTCCCTGTGTTTGCTGCTTCTGTTACGATACGTTGAGCTTCGTCTTCACCAACACGTTGTTTCCAATTGTTAAGTGCTTCTCGTTTTTCTTTGGGTTTTGTTTTGTCAAGAATAGTTGTAACACTTGGGACAGGTTCTCCCCAGGGATTTTCGTAAAGTCGTTTTCCGTTTACAGATTTACGCTTTAGCTCTTGATATGGATATGGTGTGGTTATTGTTAACATATTGTGACAATATATTATTGTAACAAATTTGTCAATAAGTAATTACCCATTTGAAAGTATTAGTTGATGTGGTATTTGTTCGCTGTTCAATACCATAACCTAAACTTTCAAAATGTGCGATAACTTGGCTCATTTGATCTGTCTTTGCACGATCAGTTGTTGTCCCATTCCATACACTAAAATAGGATACACTTTCAGGATTAGTAGCAGTGTGTGTTGTAGCAGTTAAACCAAGTGCAGTGTTAGCAGTGCCAGCGCCAACTGTAAATGTCCAAGCACCAGCAGTAGTAGTTTTGGTTATAACTAACCTGTTAGCTGCGCTGGCGCTAGCTACTACTCCGGGAAAATATCCGTTAATGTCGGCGATTATTGCTTTTAAGCTAGTACCAGTAGTGCCAAGTACTAGTGTGGTACCACCGAGTATAATTGTTTGTCCTACCGTGATAGTAGGGGCAGAAACTGTGCCAGTAACAACAATATCTGGTGTTGATTCAGTCATTGTTGTTCCATCACTTACTGTAGTTTCATACAAGCCGTTGCCGGCATCAGCAATAACTTGTTCCATGAGTGTATTAATTTCACGAAATATTACAAGATCGTTTCTTGCTACTGATAATGCTTGCTTACTATTAAAACTATAGGTCATGACATTCTTTTCTTAATTTGCTTGTTAGCTAGATTACTAACCGTTGTGTTATCTTTTTCTTTATCAGCGTTTGGTGAATCAGGAACCGCTGTGTCTAAAGTAACTTCAGTGTCAGATGCTGCACCAACACTTTTAATATTTTTTAACAAGGTTTTTAAGCTAATCATATCTATACTATAACCCATTGATTGTAGTTTAGATAGCACAGATGGTGTATTAAGTTTAGTGTATCCACGAGCTTTTGCTCGAGTGATTAATTCCTCGAGATCATTAGCAATGTCGCCTTGCTCAACTGTGGATTCAACTAAATCTGTAAATCTCATCTGATGTGCTTCAATATTTTTTCAAGTTGTGGTCTTGTATAACCTGCTGCTCTTGCCGCTTCTAGCACTTTTTTCTTAGCATTGATAACTCTTTGCTCGGCAAGTGCTTTCTTTTCCATGCGGTCCATTACACTTTCAGCTTTCAGTTCACGACCAACACTGTTGTCTGCGCCGGCGGCGGCATCATCGCCTTCGAAGTCGTCACCCATGCCCATATCTTCAGGCGCTGCAGGACCCATGTCAGTTGGTGCAGGAGCGTTTACTGGTTTGCCTTGTGCTTGAAGTGTTGCATTTTCAAGTGATTCTTTAGTTGCTTTTAGTTGATCTAATAATGACCCTAATGCAGAGTCTGCTGCACTATTATATTGTTCTGCAACTTCAAACCCGATTTGTTCTTTCATTGCGTCAGTGATTGGCATCAATTCCTGGACTTGCATTGCAGCTACGTCTTCTACCATTTTTTGTAGCTTGTCGACTAATTCTTGTGCTGCTAAGAGAACTTCAGCTTGTGCTAAGTCCTGTTCCATTAGTCTTCTGCTTTCCATTGTTTTCTTTTTCATAGCTTTTCCATCTTTTCTAGCTGGCGCAACTTCATTGATATATGTTTTCAATGAGTGTGCAATTAAGTTCAATTTATTGTACTGTGCGTTTTCCCAATACTTTAGGTCGCTCTCTTTAATAGCTTCCATTTTTGCATTTGTAGTTCTTAGCATACGATGCAATGCATCGGTGCTCATTTCTGATAAGCTGACGTCATGTCCAAATGTGTTAGCTAGAACACTATTAATCTTTTGAACATTATGTTTTGCTGAATTTAAGTCATTTAAATACATGATAGCGGTTCCTGATTCTGTTATGTATATTTATAGTTTTCTAATAATTTTTTGTTTCGCTTCTTGTAACTTACGGGTTGCATTGTCGATTTTAGCTAAACTAATATCTTCCAATACATATTTGTTGTTTTTATGCATATACACTTCATATAACGCATTGCAATATTCCATGTCATGATTTTCTAATTCTTGAATAGTATTAGACTTACCTAACATATATGCTTTAACCATTGCTAGTGCAGTTTCAAACAATCCCAATTCTGTTTGTAATGTTTCATTAATTTCAGTATCTATTATATTATAGAATTTCTTTTTACGTCCGGCGAACTCGTGTTCTACGATATCTATTCTATAATTTTGAACTTCTAAACTATTTTCAGTAACAGTTTGAGTCATTGCAATAGCAAGTTCAACGTCCTTTAAGGCTTCTTTTGCTAAGTCATCAACAGTTTCACGCAATTGTTTATCAATTGCGTAACTTAGCTTATCTAGCTCTTTTAATAAATCTTTCATTATTCCCTATTTAGATTATTGACATTTAACTTATAGTTAACTGATTTTCGATCTACAACTTTATCCAATACACCTCTACTAACAAGTGTTTGTGCAATATATTCGTCTCGTTCGTTTAAATCTTTTTTATCTAATAACTCGTTACCGTTAAAATGTTCTTCGAGAAACTTACTTTCTCTACTATTAATCCAAGTATGGAACCCACCCTTTGTTACAAATGTTTTCATTGTTGCTGTCCTTGAACAACAGGTGCAGGCTGTGGATTCAGTAATCTATTAGGAATACCAGTAGGCGCATATTGTCTGCGCTTTTCTTTATGATATTCATGTGCTGCTTTGATGTTAGCTTCATCGTTTGCATTTTTGTTGTCGTTGTTTATACGCTTGTTCTGGTTTGCAGGATCGCCCGATTGTTGGTGTCTTACCGTAGCTTTAGATACACCCTGCCCTGGTTCATCATTTAATCCATATGCTTCAACAATGTCACTAACTTTCATTTTATTTCACCTTATTAAGTTTACGGACCGATATACTTGCCGGATTAAATCGTTTTGTAAACTTTGCTTTCTTTTGTAACCTTACACCCATTTTTGCTTTAGTTCTACGTAGAACAATTTGTTTTTTCAAATCTACCGGCTGTGTACACTGACCTGGGTTGCTAACTAATCTGCCCGACCGGTGTCCGACACTGCAACGATATTTTCTCGATAGAGACTTGCCTTTACGAGCCCAGACTAGCTGTGCTTCTACAATTGGTCGATGCGGGGTTAAATCATTTAAATCCATACAACTATTTATTAAAATTACATGCTCATTAATATAACGACGATAGTTGTAAGTATGCCAGCTACAACGCTCGCAGCCGCACCTAGTAATATTTTGTTAGTTGTTTGGTTTTGTTTAAGGTTGTCTTCACGCATTTGTGCAAATGCTTTGATACCTTCTTCACGCAATTCAGTGACTTTGTCTTCTATGTTATCTAAACGATCGCTGATATTTTTTACTTTTTCTTCCAAGACACGATATCTTTCAGCGCATAGGTCAACATGTGCTTCTAAATTAGTTTTTTCTAGCTGTGTTGTCGACATGGTTCACTGCCTACTTCTTCATTAGCTTCTTGCTAACTTGCTTATAGGAGCCTTAGATGTTGTGCCAAAATGTTGTGCCTACTTTTATTAATATATTTATTATAATACTAATTATTTAAAAAGTATAGGTTAATACTGTTTTTATTTTTAGTTTCAAAAGTACTGCGTTTAAACTTAACAGTTTCATCTAAATTAGACACAAATGCAGCACCATCACTATCCTCTTTTAAAAAATGTGTAGGATCTTCATTGTGTTTATAAACATCCGTATGCTCTGATGCAAAGTTAAGTTTCCATACATTATGTAGTCCTGAAAACTGTTTTCCAAAGTTAAAATTAACTAAATCTTGTGTTGATAATGCAGTCACATATATATTAATAGGCTGACTACGCATACCTATTAACTGTATTAGTGTGTTTAAATTCTGTTGTTGATTATAACTTTTTGTGTCCGATGTTCGACTGTTAAAAACATTTGTTTCTGTAATATCAACTAACGTGTATGCAGTAAATTGTTGTATCAATAGTTAACCTGTGATTTATTTCCCAGTTATTCGACTTGCTAAATTACGGAATGGAGAAATGGACAATCTGGGCTTTTCTGCATTTTTAACGTTTTTCAATTCTAAATTCTGTGCTTTAGCATACGTATCTAAGATTTGATACAACTCGCTTCGTATTGCAGTAGTTCTATAAAATTGTAGCAATCGAGTAACTACCAATTTTTTTTGGGCGTCATCTAAATTTGACCAATTCACAATTAGTCTTCTTAAATCTTTGTAATTAGAATTAGTAATATCGAAACTACGCTCTAATAAAAAGAAAAACGGATTTAATCCTGGATACTTAATTCCATTACTTAGTTTAATCAAATAATCTTTAATTTTATTATAAGGAACATTTAACTTATTCAATTGAATAACTGCATGTTGTCCGCCAGAAACATTCTTTGTTAAAATGCTGTTTAGTGCAATATATAAATCTGTCCCAGCTTGCTGATAATCATTAAAATTCTGATATTGTATTGTTTTTGCAGCATATGCTTGTGCTATTGGTGCAGTCTCGTATTCGTTAAATAGAAGCTCTAATGTTAACATGTTAATGAACGCAAAATCAATCATATACTTGGCATCTGTAGTTTGCACTTGCTGACGAGTTCTAAACAAGGTGCTTTCGTTTAAATCATTAATAAAATTTAACTGCAATGAAGATTCAGCGTCTTCGATTGCATGGCCGCCTGCCATTTGTGCATATTCTTTTGCTGTATACCTTTGCTCCATAACAATATTTACCTTAGCTTGGAGTCCACCGATGACGTGGAACAAGTTTAACTTTTTCTATGTTTGCAGCATAACCTTCGCCGCCGGCTTGCCCGTCTGTGGTTGCAGTTATGTCTGCAGTTTGTTGATCTAACTGGTCGATAATGTCATTCTTAACACTTTGCACTTTTAATACTAAATCAAAGAGCAAAGGAATAGACTTGCTCTCAGGCATTGCAAGAATTTTAGTTTGCTTTTGCGGGCTTACTTTACTTGTTTTGAGCCAATCAGTAAATCCGGTTGCAAGCTCGCTTAAACGTCCAGCTCTACTCATTTGGTTAACATAAGTGTATATGATGTTTTTCATATCACTTAATCCAGGCTGTGGTGCTAACAACCCGTCGATCTCGTTAGCATGTGCTTTTGCCAAAGACACAATTTCATTCACAGCACTAGTGTCAATTTTTGTTTTGTATGATGTGATTCTAGAGTTTAGCACAACTGCATCGTTAGAATTCAATGCAGTAACATCTGTCAACGGTGCTCCCTCTGCATCTCCGAAATTTTTGTAATATAAGTGTGCTGCGATTCCAACACTACTACGGGCAACACGTTTTCCTAACTCACTTTGAGTATTAATAGTATATGTTACTTTATTTGGTGTAAACGAAATGCCTTCTTTTGTTGCAGTAAATGGTTCACCGGGATACCATAACAAATCACCAAATGCATAACCTTTAAAGTTAGCCGGTGTATTACGTTCCATAATAGCAAAAACTTGTGCCATATCTGCACCTAATTTTTGTCTCCAGTCTTCGCCTTTACCTGCTGTTGTTATAGCGGTTTGCATTTCTTCCGGAGAAGTATATTTGTCTTTGCCCCATCCGTTTTTACCAACTAAAACAAAAGTGCCGTCTGGTTCACGTCCCCAGTAAACTGCAATACGACCGTCCCATTTAATATTAAGTGCAGTAGATCCACTGCCCATGTCTTGCAATATTTTTGCAGCTTGTAGCGCACCTTGACTTCCGTCGACGAAAACTAAATCTTCTAAATGTTGCCACTCACGACCAACCTTAGCAGCCTCAAATAAAAAATCAAACGCTCTCATGCAAGTTCCTTCCAGTTCGGATCTGCTCTTAAGTCTGCTAGCATTTGCTGACCCTTATCTGGCATTGCATCCATGATTGCTTCAACACTACCTAAATCTCTTGCAGTTGCAGCTGGTCCTAATAATATTTTAGCAACATCATCGATATCTTTTGATACCATGCTATCATCATCACGTTTTAACAGACCTTTAAATCCGCTCCACTTGAGACCTTTTTGTTTTGCAAGATATGACATTGCAATATGCTTGTTAACACCTTTAAAAGGACTGCCTTGTGGAATAGCATGTGTATGGAATTTAGAAACATCACCTGCATTAGGAACAACCATAATGTCAACTTGATGTGAGTGATCTTCCATTGGCACTCTAACATGTACACTAACGCCGCTTTGACCTGTTTGCAATCCTGCAAGGTCAAATACTTGACGTAATTTTTTTCTTATTAATTTTGGATCTTCTAATTTAAATTCACGGGCTAGTGTATCTTGATCGACGATTAAATCTAAATCGCCACTAATTTTACCTGGAGTTGGTGTTGCACCACTTCCGATTGGAATAGCAGTTGCACCGGTTTGAGATAAGACTTTATTAACAGTTGCAATAATGTCAGGAATCATTTCATGTGCAAAAGGTTGTGCATCGGCGAAAATATTGCCGCCTTCTTTGATTACTAATTCTTTTTGAAGTAGACGCTTGACACGTGAACCTCTACCAGTCCTACGCTTCGCTGTCCCACTTAGGATGTCTTTTATCTTCAATTTTTGCTATTCCTCTGCTAAACTTTTTAGGATCCTGTAGTCGAATACTAGCAAGTAAACGCTTGTTCAAATCTTCTGCAACCTCTGGGTCAAAACTCTCATTAATCAACTTTATTAGATTAATAGCAGTAATAATAACTTGTTGTGCATTAGATTCAACAATTTGCTTTTTGTCTCGTTTAGGAGACATTGCATTGATTTCTTCTAAAATGGATCTTGTATTTTTCTTCATTATAACACTATTTAGTGGTTTAGCTGGTAAATATTTTTAGCTGAAGCATTGATGATCAGCACTTATGGCAGTTACGGACAACCTGATACCTGGACAACAGATTCATTGCTTATAAGAACTAGAACATCAATGACAGGCGAGCAAAATATAGGCTTACAATTTGGCACACACAGGCTCATACTTATTGACTCCGTTTGGCTCTGCTCGTCGTTCAGAATCATATATAGATAAAGATAAGGTCAACAACATCTTTGCTTCAGCACTTACTCTCTTCGTTTAAGTAAACTTTTTAGTTTATCTGTATTAACATTAGAATGTGTCATTACAGGCGCTGCCGGTTGTGCAGCTTGCTCTCCTGGTGTAATAGAGCTTTTTGTTTTTAGTTTTTGATAGATACTAGTTACTTGATTTTCGTTACCATCTTGTTCGTCTTCATCTAAGTCAGTAATACGTAATGTTTCCATATTGTATCCTAAATCTAGCTTAGTACCGACGCCGCTGCTACTACGTGTTTTCATAAACTGAATTTGAACACGACCACGTTCTCTCATTGCACGACTGCTAAAAATACCAATCAAGTTATCTGCTGTATTGATCTTAGAAATACCGCCTGCAATATGACTGTGGTCAAACTCAATTTCGTCTACTGCACTACGGTTTAGCTGTGATGCTGTGACAAACAAAATGTGTAACTCAATTGCCAAGTTACGCAATTCTTCCGACACATACTTGTCTTTAATAAACTGATCGCTTGGATTTACTTTTACGCTAACTGGCATCATAAGATCCAAGTAGTCAACAAACAACGCATCAACTTTGATACGCCGTTGTATCTGATACTCTTTAATGTAGGCTCTAATGTCATTAACAGTAGCACCGTTGGGCATTTGAATAATCTGTAATATGCCTGCTTTTTTAGATGCTATCTTAACTTTAAGTTCTACGTCCTCTGGGTTACGCATAACATTGACGGTGCTCATATTTGTAAGCATAGCGTCAAGGCGCATAGAGCATAGTTCTTCACTAAGTTCTAAACTTACATAGACAACGTTCTTACCTTGTAACGCCCAGTTCAACGCCATATTTTGCATGAA